GCCCGTGGTGCATCAAGCGATCAGCAACCTCCCACATAGCCTCAGAGCCGATACCACCATTGTGCCGAGACATGCGAGAAAACTCAGGATGGCGACCAAGAAGCCGCATATCATCAGCCTTGGTCATCTTCTTCATAATGTAGCCCGCGATATAGCGAGCCGTCGCAACGTTGAACTCAGCAACCTCAATGATACCCTTGCCCCAAGTGGAAGAGATGGTTTTACAAGTTGGGCAGCAGTTGGCCGGATCAGGAGTATTTGTGAAATCTCTCCGTGTACGGCGGAACCGACAACCGGGAACGCCAAACAGGACAACATGATAATGGGGCCTTTCACTCTGGTCCCCGTACTCGCCAACGGCGTAAAATCTCAGCCTGTAAGGCTCTATCGCCACGCGTAATCGCTTCAACCAGTTTTTCAAATGCTCCGGTTCTAAAGTACCCAAACCGCTCCCAGTGGGCGACCCAATCAAACGTGGCATGGATTCGTCCGTGTATGTCAACGTCAAGAAGCAATTGTGTTGGTGGCAAAGGCTTTCCAGCATCAGGCGATGTACCCATTCTTGCTTTTTCCTCACTCTGCAAGGGGCGCACTGCCCACAACCGTGGGCAGTGCCATTCTTCACAAAGGGTTTCCGGCAAATCACATCCGGTAGCCGATCTTGATCCGGCGCGCACCGCCGCCACCGCGGCGACGAGAGTACCGGCGACGACCATACGACCGCCGAGCTTTACGATACCTCATGAAATCACCTCCCTCCGAGATAGCGTGACTTGTAGCCGCCCTTTGCAATGTCGCGGGCGACAGGCGACAGAGTAGCCTTGACGGCAGGCGTCACATCATCACCGAGCAGAATCCGCTCGAGGTTCATGTAGCGCCACGCAGTCACAGCAGCGTTGCCGATACCGAACAGCTCCCCGAAGATCTCGCCGAAGTGATTTTCGGCGTCTTGAGCAGCGTTTGCCTGAGCAACTGGAACTTTCGCAGACGTGCCCGGTATGCCGATAGTTGGACCTGAAGGTCCGATTCCGGGCACACCCGGTGTAGCATCTTGCATAGAGCGCATCCGCGTCGACGCGATCTGGCTTTTGAGAAGTTCGTTTTGGAGCTGTCCACGTTCGACCTCAAGCTGAATCATCCGAGCAGTAGTCTTGTCCTCCGGGGCCATCAGGGCTTCCGCCGCACGGCCGATATCTTGGCCAAGGCTCCCAAAATCCGACCCCACGATGGTACCACCAACTGAGGCAGGTACCACACCCAGTGCAGCCAAAGGGTGGAGACCTGCCTTTGTGGCATCTTCCACTTTCCATTGGATTTGGTTTTTCAGGACCTTCTTTTGCCGGTCCCAGTTTTCATCGGCCTGCTTGTCGCCAAAGATCGCATCAGCAACCTTCCCAGCGGCAGAGGCACCCGCGCCGATTAGGGCAGCAGCAACCATGTCAACACCTCACGTTTGACCAGTAATCCCGTTTGCGACGGGACAGCGCACCTTTGCCAGTACGGCGGGTAGCGAACATGACCTCGCGCCGGGTTTTCCGGCGCACACAACGAGCGACCTTCTCAGGTACCGCGAAGCCAAGTCTCAGTGAAGGGAATGTGGGCTTGTATGTCGAAGGCTTGATAGGTGCGCGCTCAACTAGCGCGCGAGCATACCGACGAGTAGCAGCCACAGGGCGAAGCGGTCCCATTGGGTGGAACCGACGATTATCATCCAGCAGCGACAGGTTTAACGGCTTGATATTTATGCCGATATGGGGGCCGGTAGTAGTGAAGACGGCGCGAACCGCGTTGCGGTTGAGGGGTCGAGCCTCCGGCGATCGACGTCGCGCCATCGTAGTTTCCTGTCAGCTAGCACAGTACATAACAAGAGATGTACTGATTTGGCAAGAGGCTCGGCCTCCGGCCGCCGCGGCCTCTCCCTCCAGTCGCGGCTCCGGCCGCGGAAGGGGCTCTAGAACGAATAGGAAGGCCAGCAGCGGGGCTAGCGATAGAAATTGACATCGCGCTGGCCAAAAAAAAGAGGCCCCTCGCGGAGCCTCTAAAGGGATCGGCCGTGAAACGCTGCGATCAACCGGCCGGGGCGTCCTCAGTAGCAGGATCAGCTGGGGGCTGTCCATAGAGTTCATCATGCTCGGCCTTCTGCTTGCGAATGGCAGCCTCACGGTGACGTTTCCGAAGAAGCCGCTCTTTCGCGAGCAGCTCCTCATAGTCGAGATCGGCCTGCGCCTTCTCCCGGGCCGCCGCCTGCGGGTCTACCTTCCGTGAGTCACGTAGCGCGGGACTTTCGGCTTCCATCCCCACAACTTCGTATATGGTCTCAAGCGGAGGTTCCTCGTCCGGGACCTCGAAATCCTCTGCGTCATTGATAGTGTCGATCTCTTCTTCATCGCGGAGTCTCACCATTTCTTGGGCCACCCGCGAACGGATCAGCTCATCGAGTGGGGGGGTGGGTTCCCAACCGATGGGCGGTGCAAAAGGCATAGGGTTGAACACCTCATAGGCAGGGGCGCCACGCTCGTCCAGGGCGAGGACGGCAACGCCGGTGCCTGGGTCATCCGACCAACCGGCGACTTCGGCCTGGTCGAGAACGACAGCGGGATCGACGCGGTGGTCGACCTCAAGTTTCAATTTCTTCGTCATAGTAGTCCTCCTCAGAAGGTTTTGGGGTTAGCACTTCGTGACAGCAGCCGACGGGCCTGCACACTGTGGTGGCATTGAACGTATAGCACATCAGCGGACGGCGCAGCGAAGGGTCGCTCTGGAGGCACTGCGGACACGAACGTTGAATTAAGCGCAGGATCAGAAGCAAAGTCTCGGGCGAAGTGCCAATAGTTGAGAGATGATTGCGAGAATTCACCAGTGACCTTCGACCACTGGCGACGATATTCGTCGTAGCGGTCCTGATACCCGAACACGCCGTCCGGCGACGCATGATTGGCACGAATCTCCTTGTTGGCGATGGCCTGTTGTCCAAGGTTCTCTAGCTCCTTCTGCCAGAAGTCATACTTGGTGCGCCGGTTCCACGTGCGCTCCAATCCATTTGTGTAGATGGTCTTAGGGAGCACGGACATGAGAGTAATAACGTAGCCGTGCTCTTCAAAAAATCGCCGGAAGCGGTTCGAGCGCATTGCAGTAATCCCGTGACCCCGCAGAGTTGACACTGGATTTGCACCGTCAGCTGCTGACTGGACCACCTCGGAGAATTGAATCGTCTGCACTCCACCGCCGAGATATTCGGGCCGATTAAGCCGTGCATCCGAAGAACGGACACCAAGCGCCCGGAGATATTCAGGGTATCGACTTCCGTACATGGCCCGCGCTTCTTGGAACCGCTGAATTGCGAGACTCTGACGTAGTGCATTGACCGTGATCCCCGTTGACGCTGAGAGGTCCGCAAAAATCTGCGGCCGATTGCCCGAGCCGGCCACAGCATTGGACTGGGCCGTCATGTACATGTTCACATCGGCGTCAGACCAACGAGGCCGCGAGGAATCTTCCCCGGCCACCACACCGATTGCCGACTGAGAGGTAGCAGCGCCAACAGTGCCGAGGGCGAGGCCGAGAACCGGAGCCTGACCGCCGAGCGGAATCGTGACTTGCGCGCCCTTCTGTTCCCACGGCCGAGCCGAGGTGAAGTAGTCCTTCTCCCAGCAGACATTCTGGAGCGTCCGATTGGTCGTAGTGTCATTGCCATCAGCCTTCGATACAGTGAGGGCCGTCTGCAGGTCTTGGTCCCGATAGTACTCGTTCCAGATGAGCGCATAGGCACGGAAAGGGAGAGCAGAAACGGCCGGAACGGTAGCGACGGGGAGGCCCAGATAATTGGCGAGAGTGCCCTGAGACACCGCACCACCAGCCCAAGTCGGAAACACCGAGGCGTTGTTGCCATCAGGCCCGCCAGTGATGAAGTTTTCAAAGTTATCCCACACCAGCCGATGAGGGACGAACCAGTGATGAATACGAACCCGCACCGGGTGCATCGGGGGCGAGAGCATCGGGGCACAGCGCACAAGCGCAGTGGTCGACACTTGGAAGGAATCGCCGGGCAGCGTCTCCAACAGATTGATGGGGATCAGCTCCCCCATATCGCCCGACAGCAAGTGGGTGTTAGAAAGTGAGAATTTGTTCCGTTTCACAGCACTTTCCTTTGCTTTTTAATTGCCACCAATGTTTCAAGGTTTAATGCCGGTTGCGCGGAGGCTTCCGCAACCACCTTGCCGAACGAGAGCGAATTATCGAACGCAAACTCGCGCAAAGGCCGCATCTGTTCGGCCATCTTGTCGAGCGTAGCTTGAGGGGCTTTGGCATCACGTCCAATCCGTGTACGGAGTTTTCCCATGAGATAACGGCCGAGAGGCAACGCAGAACTGCCATGCCTGAGAGCGTTAGGAACATCTTCACGGGCATCAAGCCCGTGGTGCATCAAGCGATCAGCAACCTCCCACATAGCCTCAGAGCCGATACCACCATTGTGCCGAGACATGCGAGAAAACTCAGGATGGCGACCAA